TATAGGCAATGAGTGAAAATAATTGGACGTATAATGGTGCTCTTTTTGAGGAACCAGATCCAGAGCATTATGGTTTTGTATACTTAATTACTAATACCCAGACGGGTAAGATGTACATTGGTAAGAAAGTGTTCTGGTTTAAAAAGACCAGACAAGTCAACAAGAAGAAAAAGAAATTCCTTGCCCCAAGCGATTGGAAAGAGTATTATGGTTCCTCACCTGCTCTGAACAAAGACGTCGATCAATTTGGCAAAGAGATATTCAAACGAGAGATCATTCACCTTTGTGCTAACAAAGGTCTCGCATCCTATTACGAAGCATTGGAGCAATTCCAACGGCAGGTTCTCTTCAATCCAGAAATGTATTATAATGACTGGATCATCCTCAGAGTCCATAGGAAGCATGTATTAAATGAAACAGCAAAGCGGAATCCCGTACAATCTTCCGACAGTACCTCCAACACAGTCGCTAAAACGCGACGACGTCAGAATTGACGTCTACCGTCAAACGCATGGTTATGAAATATTCCAATACACGGGCAACAACCAACCACAAAGACTGGCTATGACGTTTCAGCAGATGGATAATTTTTTACAACTTATGTGTCAGGCTGGATTTGAGGAGGCATAATGGACTTCGTTGTTAGTGCGTTAGTGTGCTGGTTTCTAGTCAGCTTTGCAATCAAATTCATCGAAAGTTATGGTGAAATTGAAAAAGAGTACGAAGAAAATTCCACACCAAAATACGTTTCGATGCAGATATCCGTTGAACGTATCAAAGAAATGTGGTATGGTTGGTTCATCGATCCTGAAACAGAGAACGAAGTGTTCGTTGCTCAGGGTGAAACGTGTAACCTCGCGATTAGTAATTGCGTGGATCGGATCCGTCAGAAGAATCCCGAATACACTGTATTATTTAAATTCAGAGTGAAATATGATGACCAGTCAAGCATACAAGGCCAAGCCGAACGTCACGATAGTCAATAAGCTATCGGGCGCTACCGTGCGTGGCGATATAATCAACGAAGATACCATTGACGGTAAGAGTTTTTATGTAATGAAAGTTCCACCGCGCACGGTGCCGCTCCGGTACTTCAAGGACGCGTGGTCGATTCAAAAAGGAAAGAAGTGATATGACAACTCCGATTACAGCACCTATTTTCAATACGCCTGAAGGTCGTGAGTGGATCAGGTCTGCTCTGCACGGTGGTCCGCTCGAAGTCGTCTTTACTAAGAAGGATGGCACTGAACGTACGATGTATTGCACCTTGCAAGAAGGTGTGGTCGTTCCACACGAGAAGACAACAGACCGTGTAAAGGAGCCAAATCTCGATGTGCTCGCTGTCTGGGATCTTGAAAAGCAAGCATGGCGTTCTTTCAAGTTGAGTACGATTCTCCGTGCATCTTTTGGTGATGTGTGGCCCCGCCCATGATTGAAAAGAAAGATGTAGGCATCACTTTTGGTGCCTTTGACCTTTGCCATGCTGGCCATGTGATAATGTTCGCTGACTGCAAGCAGCATTGTGAATACTTGATAGTCGGCCTGCAAGTTGATCCGAGTCTAGAACGCGACACAAAGAATCGACCAGTACAATCCTTGTATGAACGATTCCTGCAATTGCAGGCAATCAAGTATATCGATGAGATTATTCCATATACATATGAACATGAAATCATTCAGATACTGATGACACGTGATATTGATGTTCGATTTGTTGGTGCAGATTATATCGGTAAGGATTTTACTGGCCGAGAGTTCTGTTTCGAAAAGCAGATCGACATTTGCTTCACCAACAGAGATCATCCATTCAGTACAACTGAGTTGAGAAAACGAATTCAAAACAACCCTTCGAAATAATTATGAGCGTATTTGCTACCGATGAACTGAGCGCCAATGCTAATGGCGGCACAGAATTGATGAAACGTGGGCTCGAGCAACGACTTGATCCAGAGCTACTAAAACACTTCCATATTACAGCTAGCCGTTATCGTGGCGGCGATCCCAACAAAATCAACCTATACTGGTTGCACGACCTTCCAGGCGATCCTGAATCGGCCCATCTTGCTAATGGTGGCTGGAACAACTTTGAAAAGTTGATCTTCGTATCGAACTGGCAATTCCAAGCATATCAACTATACTACGGCCTTCCTTGGTATAAGTGCATTGTGTTGCAAAATGCGATCGAGCCAATCCCTGCTGTAGAGAAGTCTAAAGACAAGATTAAGATCATATACAACACAACGCCACACCGTGGACTGGAGATCCTCGTTCCAGTGTTTGATGCGCTTTGTAAGCGCTTTGATAATATCGAACTCGATGTGTTCTCATCCTTCGCAGCTTATGGATGGGAGGAGCGCGATGAGCCATACAAAGAGTTGTTTGAAGTATGCAAAACGCATCCTAAGATTAATTATCATGGATATCAACCAAATGATGTCGTGCGTCGAGCGCTGGCCGAATCACACATCCAAGCATACCCATCCATCTGGTCTGAAACGTCCTGCATTGCATTGATGGAAGCAATGAGTGCTGGTTGTCTGTGTATCCATCCAAACTTTGCTGCGTTGCCAGAGACGTCTGCAAACTGGACTTGGATGTATCAATGGCACCAAGATAAACGCGACCATGCCAACATGCTGTATGGTTACTTGACTAATGCTATCGATAACTACTGGACAGAAAGTGTTCAAACGCGTGTAGCAGGCCAAAAGTCATATGCTGATGTATTCTATGGGTGGGAAATGCGTAAACACCAATGGAACGCCTTGTTGATGAGCATTCTTCAAGAAAAGAAGATTGAATATACACCAAAGGATTGATGGTTGACTTTAAACGTCAATAATCGTACAATCGAAGAATGATTATTGTTGATATTAACCAAACGATGATTGCTAACCTGATGGTTCAGATTGGCAATCATACGAACATGGAGTTGCATGAGGATCTTATTCGTCATATGGTCCTTAATGCACTCCGTAGCTATAAACAGATGTATCCTCTCGAGCGAGAGATGATAATCGCATGCGACGATAAGAAGTACTGGCGACGTCAGGTATTTCCTGCATATAAAGCAAACCGCAAAAAAGCACGCGAAGAGTCCGAGCTTGACTGGAACCAAATCTTTACAATCCTAAATAAGATTAGAGATGAGCTTAAAGCTCATTCACCTTATAAGGTAGTGATGGCTCCTGGTGCAGAAGCAGATGATGTAATTGGTACGCTGTGTATCAAGTACGGTTCGTTTATCCAGTCTGCGCGTACAACTGAAGCAATCCACATCTTGTCTGGTGATAAAGATTTTGGTCAACTACAAGTATATTCTAATGTCCACCAATTTGATCCTGTCCGTAAGAAGCAGATCAAGACAATCGATCCATACAAATACCTGCGCGAGCATATCCTCAAGGGTGACCGCGGTGATGGTATTCCTAACATCATGTCTCGAGACAATTGCCTTATGGAAGGCGAGCGTCAAAAATCACTCCCAACAAAACGCATCGAATACTTGTCAGGTTTTGTCGACCTGTCTAAAGTACTTCCGTCCGATCAATATGCAAACTTCAAACGTAACGAGCAACTGATCGACCTCCACATGATTCCAGAAGATATCACAACTGCAATTTTACATGAGTATGATACGCAGACTCCCAAAGACCTCGAGGTGTTCAGACAATACCTACGCGATCATAAATTGAAAACATTAGAAGAAAGAATTAGTGAGTTTTAATATGAGACTTGGCATTTTCCAAATCCTTGAGAAGGCAGCCGGACAAAAAGCATCTGCTGATAAGATTGCTGTACTACATGCGAATGCTGGACCAGCACTTTATACAATTTTAAAATACGCCTATGATCCTAACATTGTTTGGGACCTACCAGAAGGCATACCTCCATACAAACCATGTCCGTTTCCAGCTCAGGAAATGAGATTGATGTCGGAGATTCGTCGCCTATATTTGTTTATCAAGGGCGGCAATCCTAACCTCACAAAACTACGTCGTGAGACGCTTTTTATCGAATTATTAGAGTCTGTACATCCAGACGATGCATTGGTCCTGATTAGCATTAAGGACAAGAAGCTGCCATACAAAGGTCTGACAGTTAAGCTAATCAAGGAAGCGTTCCCAGGTTTGATCGAGGAGCTACCTGCAAATGATGAAAAAGCAAAATCATAAAGATAAGTATAAGGCGGACTACCAAGAGCAGTCCGAACACGGAGGTCACTACTATAGGAAGTTCAG